CTATTAATGTTGATTACGCTAACAACTTTAATATATTTGCTATTAACGACGATGCACGCCGCGATTTGTCCGGTATTGATATAGAAGCTGCTATCGTAGAGTTCATTGATTTAATGGATATTGAAGATAAAGATGAAGTATCGAAATTTACATTAGAGCTATATAATAACACTCTACAGTAAGCATGAAACAGGTTGATTTTCAAAAAATAGAAATTAAAAACTTCCTCTCCGTGGGAGACGAGCCTGTTATTGTAGACTTCAAGCCCGGTCTACATATTATAACCGGCATTAATAAGGATAAGGAAGATCGCCGAAACGGTGTAGGTAAGTCTACTATAGCGGACGCTATACATTTTGCAATTTTCGGAAGTACAATTCGTGAACTCAAAAAAGAAAATGTAGTTAATCATATCAATCAAAAGAACTGTGAGGTTATAGTAGACTTTACAGTAACGAATAACGATAAGATACAAAATTGCAAGATCATCAGAAAGCTTGAACCGTCAAAGTGCTTTTTATACGTCGACGGAGAGGATAAGACGAGAGATTCAATAAACAACACGACGGAATTTATTCTGAAGTTATTTTCCGCATCACAAGACATATTTCAGAACTGTGTCATCATGACCCTTAATAATACGATACCGTTTATGGGCAAGAAGAAGGTAGAGAAAAGAAAATTTATTGAAGGTATCTTTAATTTAGAAGTCTTCAGTAATATGCTCCATGATATACGAGGTAGGTATAATGATACTAAAAGAAATTATGACATTGAGTACAACAAGCAAGAAGAAATCGAAAAATCTCACAGTACATACGTAAGACAAAAAGAAAAGATAGGCAATGATCGTAAAGAGCGCATAGTGGAGCTCAAAGGCAGACAAGAGGACAATACGAAGGAGTTAAAAGAGCTTCGCGAATCGATTAACCAGAATTGCGATGATAAGCTGAAGACACTTGGATGTAATATAAAGAAATTAGAGGATTATATTGATAAGTGCTCGAATAAGATACAAAATATTGTTGGGGTACAATCAGAAATAAAAACTGGTCAAAAGTATCTTAAGCAAGACTGTGAGCAAATCGGAACAGAAGGTTCATCATGTCCAGTATGTTTAAAGCCTGTGTCTGAGCATGATAAGGATAAGATCAATGAAGAGAAACAGACAATCACACGTAAGATAATCAAATTAGACCGTGACTATATTGAGAAAGAGGACGAGAGGGAGGAGCTAGACGACTTAATGTCTAAACTTAAAGCTTCTCGAGCGTCTCAAACTGAAGAAGTTAATACTATCAGAATACAATCTAATCAGATTGAAAATAATAAGAAACGGATATTGCAATTAGAGATCTGGCAAAGCCAAATAGTTGATGATCTTAAGAAACTTAACGAAGACACAACCGATTTTAACAAGATAATAAACGAAACAAAAACGAGACTTAAAGCAGTAGAAGATGAGATTAATAATATTAAGCATAGCCTGTCGCTATTAGAGGTCGTCAAGTTTATTGTCTCAGAGGAGGGCGTCAAGTCGTATATCGTTAAGAAGCTTTTACAATTGTTTAACAGCAGATTAGCACATTATCTAAATAAGATGGATGCAAATTGTCTATGTATTTTTAATGAATATTTTGAGGATGAGATAATTGATGAGAAAGGTAAGCTCTGTTCGTACTTTAACTTTAGCGGTGCTGAGAGAAAGAACATTGACCTTGCGTGCTTATTTGCCTTTATGGATATACGCAAATTGCAAGGCAATGTTTCATATAATTTTAGCGTTTATGATGAACTATTAGACTCGAGCTTAGATGAAAAAGGTGTTGAATTGGTATTAGAAATTCTAAAAGAGAGAGTCGAGAAATACAATGAATGTATTTTTGTTATAAGTCATCGCAAAGAGAGTACCAAAGCCGCGACAGGTGATATTATTCAACTCGAGAAAGAAAACGGTATAACAAAACGCGTTGCATATACCGCGTAATAAAATAATTATTGTAAATGATTCAATCTGTACCTATAGGTTTTAATCCAATTGGGGTCCCCATGGGCGCTCCTAGGTTTCAGGCCACAGCCCCGTTAACGCGACCGGTATCGGTAGACCATAGACCTGAAATTGCTAGCAAGTCAATCAATTATCTGGCTGATTATAGTGGTTGTGGGTATTGGCGAATGATCTGGCCTGAGCACCTACTTAACGCACATCAAAAGGCAGTCATACACAGCACAACTATGATGTGTTTAGATGAAAGGTGGTATGATGCGACAGATTCCGTGCGGTTACAGAGACAGGCAACTCCCAGTCAGCTTAAGTTTGCGCAATTGTTGAGAGATTTTAGCAGTAGGAAGGATTTTAGAATTTTATATGAGATTGATGATATTGTTTTTAAGGAAGACATTCCGGAGTATAATAAATTTAAACCTGCGTTTGAGAATCCTGAAATAAGAGATTCAGCAATGAAGATAATGCAACTTGTTGATGAAGTTACAGTCACAAACAAGTTCATGCAGGAATACTATATAGATAAAACAGGTAATAAGAACATAACCGTGATTCCAAACTATCCTCCAAAATGGTGGATGGGAAGATTTTATGATACAGATCGTATTAAGACAAATTATAGTAAACATAGGAAGAGACCAAGAATCCTATACTCGGCTAGCGGTGCTCATTTTGATGTTGATAACAGAGTAAAGCAGAGAGATGACTTTCATCATGTTAACGATGCTGTAATAAAGACATTAAAAGACTTTCAGTGGGTGTTCATTGGAGCATATCCGTTAACTCTCGCACCATACGTCCAGTCCGGTCAGATTGAGTTTCACCAATGGCAGAGATTGTATGAATATCCTGAACTTTTATATGATCTAAAACCTACAATGTTCGTTGCACCGCTCGCTGATAACACGTTTAATAAAGCTAAGAGTGATTTGAAGTATATTGAAGCATGCTGCTACGGAGTGCCTATTGCCTGTCAGGATCTCTGTACATACGGAGATGCTCCATACAGGTTTAAGACAGGTGATGAGATGGTCGATCAGATAAAGAAGCTTGTAGGTAATTATACCAAATACCGTGAAGCGTCAAAGGCCTCATATAAGGTAGCCGATACAAGATGGTTGGAATCAGATGCTAATATTGACAAATACGCAGAGCTATATACACATCCCTACAAGTCTCCGAAAAGAATTAATTTAAATTCGCTTGAAGAAAACAGGTAGAGACGTTATACTATAGGTGTGTATAGGAATATTGCATATCTTCCGGATGAAAAATGCGTTCGGTTATTCACGTGGGATGAAGACGGAAAGAGAATGTCTGTTGACATTCCTCATAAGCCGTATTTCTATATGGAGACAACTCAAAAGGCTGATGGTATATCTATCTTTAATACGCCACTCAAAAAGTTTGAGTTTCCAGTTGAGTATAGACGTGGTGAGCAGATACGTCAAATGGTGCGCGCACAGCGTGAGAATGGCGACAAAATTAAGGTCCGAATATTCGAAAACATCTCTGTGTTGCAACAGTTCTTACTCGATAGATATTGGAAGGTAAACGATACTCGCGAGTTTACTGAGAATCCTCTCAAGATACATTTTATTGATATCGAGACATATAGTCCTGATGACTTTCCCGTACCTGATAAAGCTAAAGACACCGTCAATGTGATTACGTTATGGGATTCGTTAGAGAATCACTTTTATACATGGGGGCTACAAAAAGATTATATACCTACATTAGATAACGTAACGTATAAGAAGTGCAGAAGCGAGAGAGACCTTCTCTTAAGCTTCGTCGAGCATATTGAAAAGGATCATCCGGACATTATATCAGGATGGAATAGTGAGTTCTTCGATATGCCATACTTGATGAATCGTATTACTAAGATTCTCGGAGAAGAAGTCGCAAATAGATTATCACCAGTTAACGTTTCTTATAAGAGAGAATTTAGAGGTAAGTTTGGTAATATGAACACGCGCTGGCATCTTAAGGGTGTATCGTGTGTTGATTATCTCGATGTATATAAAGGCTTTACGCAAGGCCTGCGCGAGTCATATAAGCTCAATAACATAGCAGAGCTTGAGCTCGGTGAAAAGAAGGTTGAGTATGGTGAACAAAATTTAGCGTCATTAGCAGACAACGATTGGCAGACGTTCGTTGATTATAATATTCAAGACGTAAACCTGTTAGTGAGAATGGAAGAGAAGCTTCAATTTATGATGCTCTTAAGAATGCTTGCTTACGTCGGCCTTACTCCGCTAGAGAATGCGATGGGTACTATTAACGTCGTAACAGGAGCGGCAGTTATTGAGGCTCGAAGTCAAGGTCAGATCGTACCAACATTTGAAGTGGAGAGGTCAGGTGATAGATACGAAGGCGCGTATGTAGGTGAACCGGAGCGAGGCTTTAAGGATAATATTGTATCATTCGATTTAAACAGTCTATATCCGAGCATTATGATTTCACTAAACCTATCTCCTGAGACAAAGGTAGGTAAATTCGAGGTAACAGGTGAGGGAGATGTCGTAGTTACATCCATTACAGGAAAAGTCGTCGAGTTAACCAAAGAAAAGTTTGCAAGATTTGTAGAAAAGGAAAATATAGCCATAACGAGAGCTAACTGTTTATTTTCGCAGAAGAAAAAAGGTATCTTTCCGCTGATTACTGACAAGTATTACGATAAGAGAAAGGTAATTAAAAAGCAATTGGGAATTGCAAAGAGAAAACTCTCAAAGCTCAAGAAAGGCGATACTGAGTATGCTGCTATTAAGTTAGAAGTAGATCAAGCTGAGATTAAGCAGCTTACTATTAAGATCCTTATTAATAGAATTTATGGCTATTTTGGTAATAAAGTATCACCCATGGGTGATCCAGATATAACACGATCGATTACTCTAACAGGTCAATCTATTATTAAAAAATCTAACAAGATCTTAACTGATTTCGTAAAGGAGAGAACCGGGCTAGATGATAATGCGATCGAGAAAGATCCAGTCGTTATTTATAATGATACCGACTCTGTTTACGTTACAATTAAACATTTAATTGAACACGGAAAACTACCGTTCATTACAGACAATAAAGTATCAAAGGAAGTAATAGACCTCACAGATGAGATTGAGACAATTCTTAATAAGAGCATTAAGAAATGGGGCGAGCATGCCCTCAACTCTCAAGATTGTAGGCTTGAGTTCAAGAGAGAATCTATTTGTAGCAGAGGCGTCTTCTTGCAGAAGAAAAGATACATATTACACATATTGGATGACGAGGGCATATCGGTCGACAAGTTTAAGTATACCGGTGTTGAGGTTGTTAGATCAACAATGCCTAAAGCTCTAAAACCTCACGTTAAGAATATTATCGAGACGATGATACATACAAAGGATTACAACACTACTAATAAGCTGTTTAATGAGATGTATGAATTGTTTGATACGCTATCTCTAGATGATATTGCGTTCGTTATGGGATGTAAGAGCTACTCAACTATATCAGAGAATACTGGTGAAGAGTGTAACAACTTTAAGACATATAAGGGTATGCCAATTCATGCCAAATCAGCATATTATTATAATCACTTACTTGAGAAACAAAATCTAACTAACAAATACGAGAGTGTTAGTAGCGGTGATAAAGTAAGATATTTTTATTGTAAACAACCCAACAAATACGGCATCGGATCTATGGGTTATAAATACAATTTTCCAAAAGAGTTCAGTAATGACATACAGCCTGATAGAGAGAAAATGTTTGAGAAAATTATTTTTAGTGTATTTGAGAGGCTATACGAAGCAGTTGGTTGGAAGTGTAGAAAGCCTGGAGAAATGGTTCAGACAGATTTATTTGATTTACTTAAACTTTAGAGTTGATTCTAGCTAGACTAATATTATAATATTGGAAACATATGAGTGATACTAACCATACCGTATTCGTAGATTCTATCGGAAGAGCAATTCTCGGCGCCGTCGCTGATGGACCAGATAATTCCGTCAATGTTAAGAGACCAGCAATTGTACATGTACAGCCTAATCAGGAAACAGGGCAGATTGCTGTACAATTAATTCCGTACTTCTTTAAAGAGTTTAATGAAACAGAAGCCGACACTGTTTGGTCTTTTCCTAAGAACTCAATTGTTAGTACGACTGGATTAAAGCTTAATCAACAATTGATCCAGCAATATGAGAATATCGTCAATGCACAGCCTGGTGCTGCGCCCGGAGCCCCTCCTGCTGAAGAACCCGGTGTCGTTAAGTTGTTTGATGATGAAGACGATAAGAAGTAATGGATAAGGATGTACTTAAAGCATTTGAGGCGTTAGATAAACTTAATCCTGAGTCAAGTTTTCTCTCTGACGCAAGTTTATCAACTGTTGATGATTGGTATGATACTGGATGTATGGCTTTAAATGCTATTATATCTGGCAGCCTTCATGGTGGTGTACCGCAAGGTCGTATTACTGGCTTCTCTGGACCTTCGATGACTGGCAAGACCTATATTATCAATAAGATACTCGGCAATGCACAGAGGAAAGGATTAATGCCTGTTATCTTCGATACAGAAGTGGCAGTCGATTCCGAGTCTGCACGTGGAGTAGGGCTAGACCCGGATACGACCAAGTACGTCCCTGTTAATACTGTCGGTGAGTGTAGAAATCAGATCTTTACATTCTTAGATGGTGTGGAGAAGCAAAATCTATACGGTAAGTTTATTATATCAATTGATTCACTTGGTAACTTAGCAGCGGATAAGGAGATTAGTGATGCGGAGAAAGGTAAATTCGCGGCTGATATGGGTAGTCGAGCTAAGGCTCTAAAAAGTATGATGCGTATCTTGACTTACAAGGCGGCAAAAACGGGCACGACTATCCTGTTCTCCAATCACACGTATGATGATCCTGCTGCCTTATTCCCAACGCTAGTAAAATCTCAATCCGGTGGTAAGGGTCCAGTATATCTTGCAAGTACACTAGTACAATTAGCATCGAAAAGCGAAAAGCAAGACGCTGGTAATACAGATGACGAAATGTTACCCACTGCTAATAAATTTAGTGGAGCAACTTTGAGAGCGCTTACTGTCAAGAACCGGTTTATACCGCCGTTTCTTCAATGTGAGATGTATCTAAACTTTAAGACCGGTTTAGATAAATATTCCGGTCTTAAAGATCTCGCAATCGGGTTAGGCGTTATTCAGCAGAACGGTTCTACTTATGCTTTACCGGATGGTACCAAGCTTGGATATTATAAGAGCTGGAGAAAAGATGACAAACTATGGAACACGTCTATTCTACCATCGTTAGAGAAATCTCTAGAGGAAAAATACAAGTATGGTGATAGTGCCGTAGATGAAGACGAAGATGACGATGAGGTTACGCAGACATCTTCGGAATAGTTCCAGACTCTCTAGTAACTTCATCTAATGCTTGTCTAATCTTAGGCATATGTTCGGCAATTCTCTTATCATCTTCGAGCTTATCTAGGACTACATCTACTGCCGCTCGATTTTCTCTAATAGCATTTTTTATCTTTGCAATTTTTGCTCCTGATTTTACTAATGCCTTCTTACCTTTAACTGTTGTTTTAGCGGCCAGCTTGCCTCCTTTACCAAACGTTCTCATAAACTTAATAAGTTTAGCAGCATAGCCGACAGCTTTACCGCCTTTACCTACCGCATCGCCTATATAAGGAATAACTGAAATGATCGAAAGAAGAGCCATTATATATTCACCCTTAGAGGCATGCCACGCAGCATTAGGTACGTCAAAAGCTGCTCCGAGACCTGGAAAGGCGAAATCAGCTGCTGCTCCACCAATATCTAATGCAATATGACCAGCTTGTCGTCCAGCACCTTCTTCAACAGGTACATTCTTATAGGCTTCCCAGATTAATTGTTGATCTTTATTTCCCATAGTCAGTGTTTATCTTTTTTTGATAGCCAACGAGCCAATGCTGTTCCTGCTATTCCTACTCCCGCACCTGCCAACGCGCCGTATTTACCATAATATCCGGCAGCTCCAGCAGGAAGCGCTGCTAATTCAACCTTCGACAGCGGATTATTACCTCCAGGCACATTGGGCGCAACGTCCCGCACCGCTTTTCCGGCCAGATATCCGAATCCCGCTCCACCTAGCCCACCAACAGCCGCACCCTTCAATGCTCCACCTAAATATGATGGTTTATCCTTATCCTTTTTACCGTCGCGCTCATTAAGGTTGCTATATTTCTCTAAATAGTTACCTATTTTTAAATTAAATTTAGAAGTCATAACTTATGCTTGAAATATTTATGCTCTGAGGTTATAATCTTTTTGTGAGTAAGTGTATTGTTCCAATATCGGGCGGGATTGATTCAACAGTATTGTTGCATCACGCAGTTAAATCGGGTAAATTCGAAGATATCTACGCTATATCTTTTAATTACGGTCAGAGACATAGTAGAGAGTTAGTATATGCTCGTCTAAACGCAGAGAAATTAAATGCTCCGCATAGGATCATACCTTTAAATTACTTTGATCACATCAATACATCATCCTTAACTAATCCCGACATTGACGTAGCTAAGACGCGCGATGTCCTTGGTGACGCGCAGACAGTTAACTATGTACCGTTCAGGAATCAAATGCTGTTAACGATATGTTGTGCCTTGGCTGAATCTGCAAATGCAGATACAGTTTTTCACGGAGCAGCCCAAGTAGATACACAGGCAGGATATTGGGACGGGAGTATGGAGTTTCTAGAAGGAATTAATAGCTTGACTGCCTTGAATAGAAAGCATAGAATAACTATCGAAGCTCCTCTCATCGAGATGTCAAAGCGTGAGATTATTAAGTGGGGATTAGATTTAGGTGTTAATTATGAACATACATGGACGTGTTATGAAGGTAAAGATAAAGCGTGCGGAGAGTGTACAGCATGCTCGTCAAGACTTCAAGGCTTTATCGATGTGGGCATCAGAGACCCTCTTGAATATATCGCAGAGATTCCCTGGGATACATTAGTATGAAAAGAAAAACGTACCCAGCCTATATGACCATAGCTACTAATTTGCAGCTATATGAAAAGGGCTGGTGGATGAAAGTAGCCCCGTTAGCCGGAATAGACCCAGAACGTTGGGTATGTGCTATCTATAAGAAGGGAAAAGTCTCCTGGATTACAGAAGAATGTAAAGACTTTAACGACCCGGAATCAGCCTATGAATGGGCATGGAATAGAATATGCGAATTGAGCAAGAAATAAAATTAGATTACAAGGATGTACTCTTAAGACCTAAACGATCTACGTTAGGTTCAAGAAAGGAAGTAGATCTTGAGCGTAGATTCGTGTTTCCTAATTGTAAACAGACATGGCATGGTGTTCCTATCGCAGCAGCCAATATGGATCATGTTGGCACTGTTAAAATGGCTAAGACATTAACTGAGTTCGGGATGCTAACATGTCTTCATAAGTATATCACCGTAGAGGATACAGATACAACATTAGCTGCTGTGCCATCTGCACATTGTGCGGTGTCAATCAGATTAAAGGAAAATGATAGAGCGTTGATGGATGCTATGTTTGATAGACACCCGCTTATTACATTTATTTGCATTGATGTTGCGAATGGCTATTCAGAAAGGTTTAGTAAATACGTAAAGAATATCAGGAAAGAGTATCCTGATAAGGTTATTATAGCCGGTAATGTTGTGACTGGTGAGATGACAGAGGAATTAATTTTAAATGGAGCTGATATTGTTAAAGTGGGGATTGGTCCTGGGTCTGTTTGCACTACTCGTATACAAACTGGTGTGGGTTATCCTCAACTCAGCGCAGTCATTGAATGCGCAGACGCTGCTCATGGGGTTGGTGGGTTTATTATGGCTGATGGGGGGTGTACTTGCCCTGGCGATGTGGCCAAGGCCTTTGGTGGGGGTGCTGATTTTGTTATGCTGGGCGGTATGCTGGCTGGTCATGACGAATGCTCCGGACAAGTAGTAAACGGTCAAAAGCAATTCTATGGAATGAGTTCATCTGAGGCTATGGATAAGTACTCTGGTGGAGTGGCAAAATATAGAAGCTCAGAAGGCAAGTGTGTCAAGGTTCCGTACAAAGGACCTGTAGCAGATACAGCCAGTAGCATTTTAGGTGGGCTGCGTAGCGCCTGCACTTATATTGGTGCTAGGACAATTAAACAAATGCCTAAATGTGCAACATTTGTAAGAGCAAATCAACAATCAAACGAAGTATTTGGAAAGAACTTATGAACTATATTGATAAGATGAATAGTATAATGAAGCAAAGCCATCAATTACAAGAATGTGTAAGCGGTCTTTGTGAACATCCGGAACATAAAGTTAATGCATTAATATGGATTATACCGATGACTGTCGGAGCATATTTAGTTACTGTAATATATAAGAAGTATTTTGGGTAATGGCTGATCAAGAAAAATTTATTAAATGTAGTTGTCACGGCGAAGGTATGTTACTTACCAAGTTTGACGACGAAGAAGAAATCTATGTTAGTTTTTGGCGAGAAGGCTTAGACCCCGTTAAGTTAACCTTCTGGATGAGATTAAAGCTGTGTTATTTGGCCTTATTCAAAGGCAACTATTATGAAGACCAGGTAGTTTTAAATAAAGAAGGAGTAAGACAGTTTTGCTCGTGGGTTCAGGATAGATATGATGAAGAATAAAGGAATACCGCTTAACGACGAAACTCTTGAAGAAGTCATGGCAAGTGACTTGCCAAAGGTTTATATACATGAAGTAACAGATAACCCGGATGAAACTTGCAACATACAAATTTCCACAAACAAAGCTTTTGATGGTCTATACAAAAAAAAGAAAGGTCGCACCCGCGTGAGTAAAAAAGGAATACAAGAGTTTTTTATAGAGCTACTTGAAAAGGGCCTAGCTAAAGAAGATGGGTATGATATACAGAAATTAAAGAAATAATATGTGCGGAATCTTCGGCTCTAACAACTACGAACAGTTAAAGACGCTTTACTCTATTAATAAAGAGAGAGGTAGCTTTGCTTATGGTTATCTTTATAGAGACGGTACCGGATGCCCTTTAATACAGAGAGGTAGCGGTGATACTATGCCTTCCTCTATCGTTGATACAGAGGACTTTAATTATTATCTCGGCCATACACAAGGTCCGACCTCGTCTGAGAGAGAATTCAGACCTGCAACATCACACCCATTTACTGCTAGTAGGTGGTATGTTGCGCATAACGGTGTACTTTCAAATTACAAAAGTCTCTATCCTGACAATCCATGCGTAGTAGATAGTTCCGTTATACCCTATTTGCTGGACGAGTATGGCGAGAGCCATCCCGTTGCTACAATCTCTGCAGTTTGCAGTAAACTACAAGGCACATTCGCTTGCTGGATTTACGACGAGACAGAGAATGATATATATCTAGTTAGGTGTGGAAGTACACTGTTTCATAAAGAGGGTTGCTTTTCATCAAAACAGCCTGATAATACATGGAGTACAATGAGTGAAGGTGTTGTTTATAAATTGGTAGATAACGATTTTGCACCTCAGGACAAATTTAAATCCAATTCACCGTATTTTATTTTATGAAAATCTTAATTAGTAGCTGCACAAAGCACGATGCCACGGAGTTTAAGGAGACTAAGCTGTATACTTCTATACTTAAAAGCCTAAATGACACGTGTATAATAAGCGATAATGTAATGACCTTTTTGTCTGGGAACATTAACGCTGTTGTTAAATTAAAAAATGATAAAAATATCGGGATTCATTATAACAAGTGTATAGCCTTAGGTAAGGCTGAAGGTTTTGATTGCGTTATCTTTATCCATGATGATGTCAGCCTGGAGGATAGTCTCCTATCAGGCAAGCTTACAGAGGCATTTAAAAAATACGATGTTGTAGGCTTGGCTGGTGCAAAGGACGTTACACTTCGTAAGCCAGCACTGTGGCACCTTTTATCCAAGGAGCAAGACAGGTCGGGAATCGTAGCACACGCTGATGGTAATTATATCTCCTCAACATACTTCGGACCAGTACCTCAACGCTGCATTTTACTTGACGGTTTATTTCTTGCAGTTAAGTTAAAAAATCTTCCGTCAGAAGTTCTTTTTGATGAAAATCTTCCAGCAATTGCGCATCATTATGATCTTGACTTTTGCCTTACAGCCAACAAACATAAGCTAAAATTGACCACGTGGCCTATTTGGGTAGTACATGATAGCCCAGGCTTGGAAAACGTCGAGTCAGATTTTATTAAATCGGAAAATTACTTTTTAAATAAATGGCTGAAAAACTAGATTTAGATTTTTTTGAGAATGTCATAGCGTATCATCTTCTCACAGATGAGCTATATCTAGCATCTGTGTGTGAAGATTTATCACCTGTATATTTTAAGGATAAAAATGTTCAAACCATCGTCGGTATTATTACAGAGTTCTATAAAACACGTAATACTGTACCTTCTTCAACTGAGATCAAGTCATATCTCAATACCCCTGAACTAAAGAAGGCATTTGTCTCGTTAGTGCAAAGCTTTAACAATTTAGACAAGAACTTTAATAAGGATGAGTTGTATGATAATACAGAAACCTTTCTAAAGCAAAAAGCTGTATATCAGACCATGATGGATGTAGTGGATAAATGTACATCTGGCGAAGTGGACACGTCTGATATTCTCAGCAAGTTCGAAAAGGCATGCGGAATTACACTAAGCGCTGATCTCGGTTTAGAATTCTTTTCTGAAGTAGATACACACATTAAGGATCTCACGACAGAAGAAAAATATATACCGTCTAATTGGGAATGGTTAGATAGAAAGCTAGGTGGTGGCTTCCTGGAGACCGGAAGAGCGTTGTATTTATTCGCCGGTCAGACCAACGTCGGTAAATCTATATTCTTAGGCAATATCGCAGTTAACGTCGCCGAACAAGGTAAGACTGTTGTACTTATTTCCCTTGAAATGTCAGAGCTAATGTATGCTAAGCGTATTTCCTCCAAAGTAACAGGTATTAATATTGGTGATCTACAGACAAGCTCAGAATTAGTTAAAACAAGAGTTGAAGATGTTGCTGATAAGAAGAAGCCAAAACTTATTATCAAAGAATTTCCACCTAACGCGATAACAGCTAATCAAATAAGCGCATATCTTAAGAAATTAATTAATAAGGGTATACATCCTGATATGGTTGTTATTGATTATATCAATTTGTTAAATTCACCCATTGGTAACAACTCGTATGAAAGAGTTAAACATACATCAGAGCAAGTTAGAGCTCTATCCTATACGTTTGAATGTCCATTTGTAACGGCAACTCAAATTAATAGAGGTGGTATCAATGAGGATAATCCTGGCGTTGAAAATATTAGTGAAAGTATCGGCCTTGCAGCAACTGCGGATTGTATTATGAGTATTTGGCAAGAAGAAGGAGATACAGAGCTCGGTGTTATCAGACTGGGGATGATGAAGAATAGATACGGTCAAAATTTTGGAACGTGTGCTATGGCTATTGACTATTCAACTCTAAGCTTGACACAGACTCAAATGATTAATAGCACAGAAGAGATGGATGGAGTGGATCGGACATTAACTAGCCTGGAAGATTTGTAGTCACCGTTTAAATAATATTAAGTGGGTCAGAGCAAACAATTTATATTTACAAATTTAGATATTGATGGATCGTTATCATATCTACTTTTAAAGTGGGTAACCGGTCAGGATATACCTTATAAATGTTCATCTATCTTTAGCATCGAGAAAGATTTCTCTGATTGGTACCGTGCAAATGGAGAAAAATATGAACGGGTATACATTCTAGGAATAGACGTGAGTGAATGTATGAATGTAATCAACAAGGATAACGTTGTTGTCTTTGCACATAAGCTGCCCGTAAAGGAGCTCTCTAACGCTAAGATAGTTACCAATGAGAATGCTAGCACATCGATGCTTATATACAAAAAGTTTGCAGAGAAGGTTAATCTCACCGAATCACAAAAGTTATTAATAGTAATAGCAGATGATATAAAGAAACATACATTTGATCTCCCTTATAGCCGCGAGCTCGACATGCTTTATAGAGCCTCAACCGGCGATAGGTTAATGAAATTTTGTATAGATTTTAAAACCGGCTTTAAGGGATTTACCGACAAACAAAAACGCTTAATTAATTTTTACAAGAAGAGTGTTGATAACGTTGTAGGCGACTTAAGGGTGTTCAAGGGAACAATTCCGTTCAAAGGAGAAACATATAATGTTATCTCAACGTTTGCAGAAAAGTATATTAATGAAATATCAGACAAGCTCCTACAAGACTATAATTGTAATGTGTGCTTCGTAGTTAACATAGAGAAGAAAAGAGTTAGTTTCAGGAGATCGCCCGACTGTGACATAGATCTGTCTATTCTTGCGGATAAGATTGCGTATGGTGGTGGCTTTCCGTATGCTGCAAGTGGAACAATGGGTGAAAACTTTATAACTATAACTAAGCTCTTTAAGCAAATTAAATGATTAATATAAACGTAAAGACTGATCCGGCCTCTGGTATTGTATATAGAGAGCATAAAAATAATTTCTTGAAATTCTGTACCTTGCTGTGTATTATACATAATAAGAAATTAAATCTTGCCAATATATTTCTACTGATATTACAGGAAAAGCAAATAAAGAAGCTGTACATGAGTATGTGTGATTTTGATACGGAGTTCGAGGCTCTTAAATCTTTTTTCGAATACGATAGCACTTTGCATAAAAGCAAGTATATTAAGAAGTATCTTAATTCACCATCATTTAAGAGAAAAAATGACCGAGCTAGAAAAAAACGTTTATAACACTTATCTAAGAATAAGCCGAACAAGATCTGGAAAGCACTTTAAGTATAGAAAAAAATTCGACAATTTCGAAGAAAATAAAGCCTACGTTCCTGTAAAGAAAATAGCTAAGCTTCTTCTAAACCATCCACATATTAATATCAACGACTTCTTCAATGCGCCATATGAGGTGTATCCCGAGAAGAAGTATGAATATGGGCTCGATATTAATTTCTATACAACCTTAAAAGCAACAGGTTGTTATAGCATCTTTAAAAAGATGTGTGATGACAGAAATCCGGACGAACAGATTGAGAGTATTAAAAAGTCACTATATTTCATTTATATATTCTGTAAAGATAATAAAATTGGCGTCGAGGAGTATCTAAACCATAAAACAAATGCTGAGAGAACTTTTATGCTACATTTGCGCGAGAGAAAGGTTAATATATATTCTCTATTCGGATTGAGCAATTTCGATAATATTATGTCAAGAGCGGATCCAAATGCCGCCAAATTTACTTTAGGTCATTTGTATTTAAGCCTTGACTTATACCGATCACGATACTATAATTCTAAAGTAACGATTAACGTCGTTAGTAAAGCAATAGAAAAACTAACTAAAATACTAAAAAATAAATGAGCGGATATACTAATTCAATGTTCGATAGCATCAAGACAGCCCTGACTGATGCTAATACAAAGAACAAAGGCGGGCTATATAGAGAGATCCTAAAACTTACACCAGGCAATACGTACATTGTACGACTTTTGCCTAATGTTGGTGATCCTAAGAAAACATTCTTCCATTACTATACACATGCATGGGAGAGCTTTGCTACTGGTAATTATACTGCTGAGGTTAGCCCTCAGACATGGGGCGAAAGAGACCCGATCGGTGAGTATCGTTTGAGCATCTCAAAGCATGGTACAGAAGAGGAAAAGGATAAAGCAAAGGCTATTATGCGTCGTGAGAATTGGCTCGTAAATGCTTACGTTGTTAACGATCCTGTCAATCAAGACAATACCGGTAAGGTTAAGCTTATCCGATTCGGTAGACAGCTACATAAAATCATTATGGAGGCAATCGAGGGAGAAGATGCAGATGATTTCGGAGCACGTATCTTTGATCTTTCCTCTAACGGATGTAACTTTAAGATTAAGTGCGAGAAGCAAGGTGACTTCCCGACTTATGTATCATCAAGGTTTGCTCCTCCGACTGAGATTGCAGGTCTAGACGACGAAAACGTTCAAGAGGTGTATGATAACATTCATGATCTTGAGAGTGTGTTCCCTGTTAAATCGTATGATGATCTTAATAAGGTGTTAAGTGAACACTTTCATTGTAAATCACCTGACAGTGAACCTGTACCGGAACCACAAGCACAAGCCCCTGTCGCTGAGCCTGTATCCGATGCATCGAGCAACACCAGTACGGATGAAGATCCGTTGAACGATGATAAAGTGAAGGAACTTCTTGACGGATTAGGTTGATATGGATCCCGAAGCTCATAAAAACGTTGCTGCTATAGCACAATTAGCTGCTTTTACTAAAGCTAAGGCGTCAGAGCTAGACGAAAACATCGTTTCGTCATCCGGCAATCTGAAATCCTCAGCGAACTGGAGCCCTGAAGACATCGTTAAGCGTGAGCTTCAAAGTATGGCTGAGAGCCAACCTGGTGGTATTGCACCACCAGCCGCTCCAGCCGCGCCGGTACCAGTTCTGCCTGCAGCTCTGCCTGAGACACAATACGAGCCTGCATATGCACCACCACCACCATCATCCCCACAACAAATGAACAACCAATTAGACCTATTTACAGAAATCAATAATCGTCTCAAACAAATCGAGGAAGACGTCTCTAAATTAGAGAATACTTACGATAAGGTTATGAAGGCTATGTTGAAAAACAAAGCAAAGACGATTACAATCAAATTTGATGAAGCTCAAAATAGCAAACAAGACTGAGTTCGTAAATCGGTTCTTAAATCAGCTTAGTAAAATTAATACAGCTTGTGTGCTCAAGGTCACAGGTACTGGTATAACAAGCCTACTTACGGCAGCAGATAATACCTTAATTTTATTCTCACGATATAACGCTAAGTTTGATATTGATAGAGATATTAATCTCAATATTCCGGATCTGAATAGATTGTCAAAAATGATTCAATGCATCCCTGGCGAAGACATAACGCTAGATGTGTATGACTCAGTTATTAAGTATGAATCAAAAGATGTAAGGTTTCAGTACTATCTTCTCGATGATGGAATTATCGAAACACCTCCTCTAAGTGAGGAAAAAATTAAAGCTATTGAATATAACACTAACTTTGAACTAGCATATGAATCCCTAGTCGGGCTAATTAAGAGCAGTTCATTTGTTGTGGATATACATAAGGTATATTTTTATACTAAGGATGGTTCGATATACGCTGAAGTAAACGATAAGAAGAGACAAAATATTGACAATATATGTCTTAAGCTAGCCGACAAATATAACGGAGATCAAATTACAACACCCTTGCCGATGAGCCTAGAAACAATCAGACTACTCGGCTCATCAAGAACAGACAAGCTCGCCGTACTCATTAATAATAAGTTGAATGTTATGATGTTTGGCATCAATAATAACGATATCAAATTAACTTATATCGTATCGGGATTAGTAAAATAAAAATGTCAAAAAATAAAACATATACTCAAGGGTATTTCATTAAGAGGTTAAGAGATAATGGCTACTATGTTATCAGATTATTTGAATCATACAGTACTCCAGACCCTCGCACCTGGACGATTGTAGTCAACCCTGAAGCAGAGTCGGTCTTTATTACGTGCTATAGAGACAATTTTGGTAGTACGTTTTTTGAATTTAACGACGGCGGAAAGAAGTTTGGAAAAAACTTCCAACTTACAACAGATTCGCTCGAAGTTATTATGGTTCACTTGCACGAGAGGGGCATAACAGGTAAGAATCCATTAAATAAACTTGACCATGCCTCGCAAGAATGATGATAGCAATGATGACAGCCTAGAACGTCTATCGGAGATATTCGACAAGATATCATCCGACAAGACGAAGGACGAAAAAAATTTACAGATCGAAAATCTGTGCGGCAAAGTCGAAGAAATTCTTTCAACATATATGATTATAGGGTATACAATTGACGGTGATCCGGTAACTGTTACCTACGCTAAGACTAAAAAAGATAGTGATGCTTTAGCTCATCTCTTCAATAAACAGATCGCCAATTCATATTATCCCAACAGTGGCAATTCCGACTCTATGTAGTAAAATGAATGTATGAATATTTTAATTTTAGGTAAGGGTTATGTAGGCTCATATCTTAAGAAATATCTCGAAACATTAGTCGTGCGCAGTGAGCAGTTAGACGTGCGAGTTGTCCAGCGAAGTGAGACAGACTATTCCACGATTTCAGGATTTCACGAGCTCCTAGACCAACAGTGGGTTGATTTTGTTGTTAACTGTAGTGGATATACCGGTGTACCCAACGTTGATGCGTGTGAAGATGCAAAAGATTTGTGTTGGGATTTAAACGTAACAGTACCTAATCGAATCGCTCAGATTTGCACTGAGAACTCAATTCCTTTCGGACAAGTAAGTAGCGGATGTATATATACAGACTATGACAAGGTTTTTACTGAAGAGGATGTACCTAATTTTGGACTATACGATACTGACAGCAGCTTTTACAGTAAGTCAAAGCATGCATGCGAATTAGCTCTACATGATAAGGAGGCTTACATATGGAGAATAAGAATGCCTTTCTGCAATACGTGGTCACATAAGAATATTCTAAATAAAATTTATAAATATGATAACTTAATCAGTCTACCCAATTCCTTAACTAGTATCGACGACCTGTGTGAATATATTGGTAAGTTTATTGGAAGAAGCTACACGAAGGATAAGCTCCCGACTGGTATATACAATGTTGTTAACGATGGTGCTATGGAGGCGTCGACGATTGTTGATATGATGAAATCCAGAGGCATTAGCAATGACAGATGGAGCTTTGTACCTTATGAAGAATTAGATATAAAAGCACATCGATCAAACTGCGTACTGTCTCAAGATAAAAATAAAAAATATGGTGTCGAATTGCCTGATGCTGTCCCGGCCGTTGAGAGAGCTCTAGAGAGGATGTCTAAAGTAACGATATGAAGTGCGCTATAACAGGTGGGTATGGTTTTATTGGAAGCAATCTCGTAAATTATCTATATGAAAATACTGATGATGAGATAATCATTATCGATAACCTAACTTATGCAGCAGACAAACGAAATATCTCGCAAGAGATTCAAAAATCAAGTCGTGTTAACACTTTGTATAATGATATCGGTAAAATTGCTGATTCTGATACTGGCTTATTTCAATCATTGAGAGATTGCGATGTAATATATCATCTTGCGGCTGAGAGTCATGTTGATAATAGTATTACAGGACCGGGCGTCTTCGTGGATACAAATGTAAAGGGAACTTTTAACTTGTTAGAGATAGCCCGTAAATATGATATTAAGTTTGTCCATATATCAACTGATGAAGTGTACGGTGCATTGGATACACATGATGATCCGTTCACGGAGAATACAAATCTAGACCCTAGTTCCGTATATTCGGCTTCTAAGGCAAGTTCTGATCTGCTCGTCAAGGCGTACAGTACTACATACGGTGTCGATACTGTTATAACCCGCTGTGTGAACAACTATGGCCCAAGACAACACGTAGAAAAACTGTTACCCAAGGTAATTACCAATGCATTAAACTGTATTGATATCCCTGTATACGGAGAGGGCTTAAATATTCGAGAATGGATTCATGTCCAAGACCATTGCGCCGGAATATTGGCAGCCAGTACTGCGTCCGCTGATAATAAGGTGTTCAATATTGGTTCTGGAGTTGAGATGTCGAATATTGGGTTAGTTAAGATGGTGCTTGACATTATTGGGGAATCATATACACTTATTAAGTACGTAGAGGATAGATTAGGTCATGACTTCAGATATGCCATGAATAGTGATAAGTTACGTAAGGCAACTGGCTGGAAACCAACATATGATACGGAAAATTTTATCAAAGGTCTCGAACTTACTGTCGAATGGTATAGAGCCAAGGCCAAGGATGATCTACGCAGTTAATGGTGGTGATTACCTTGGTGAGTTCTTCGTGTATATGGATGTACAGGGAGATGAGTACCATTTCCTCTCTTTACCTAAGATGGAGCTAAGAAAGGTCCCGAAAGACAAATTTGCATTCGCAATTGACGGTAAAGTTCTTGAACTGATAGAAAAGCTACCAGCAGACACGTATGAGGTGTGTAGATCACAGTATGAAAACATTAATAATTGACAGTAGTAATTTAATCTATCGTATCTGGTGGATAAATAAAGCGAAACAGCTTTCTGAATCGTCTGATACGTATAGTATCTTTATGTTTTTAAGATCATTACGATCTTATGTTAAGAAATACCCTTGTGATAGGATCGTTAGTGTGTGGGATAAGAAGCTAGTATACCCGTCGACGAATTTTCGTAAGGAGCAGACTGAAGGTGAGTATAAAGGTAACAGAGACCATAGCGAAGTGGAGGATGTTTATAGGCATACCGATAAAATTGTGAAGTTACTAGAGTCTCTCGGGGTATATAATATGTACCCTAGCCGAATGGAGGGCGATGATGTGGTTGCATGGCTATCGGATAAGAATGAGCAGTCGATTGTAGTATCTGCAGATCAAGATATGTATCAACTAGTCACAGCTAATACAAAAATATATAATCCTATCAAGAAAATCGAAATTAATAATGTCAACTTCAAAGAACAGTTAGATGTGTCAGTTGATGATTATGTTCTCTACAAGAGTATGATAGGAGACAAGTCAGATAATATTAAAGGCCTTCGTCGCGTAGGGAAGAAGACGGCTATAAAGATGATTAATAAATGGCCTCAATCAAAAGATAAATTGTCTCCGGATCAAATAACAATTCTCGAAAATAACATTAAGTTAATGGATCTAAGATACGGTTATCATTATTATGAAGATGAGATGGTTGCGTATGAGAGGCAATACGGTGAGCAGGCCGATGTTTCTTATAATAAGAAGGAATTTTATAATTTAGCTAGAGAATATAACTTATATAGCGTGGTGAAGGACGTGACTTGGTCCGATACCTTTAGCCATGGTGTTGAAGAAGCTGTAGCTTCGGTCATTGAAGCATTAGGGCTCGGGAATAAATAATATTATATGGATTACGTAGTACTTAAAAAGATTGAATCTCCGTTTAGTGGAGAGATGTGCACGCCTAAGACAAAGATTCTAGATTACGGAGACAGGATTATCACAGAGGCGTGGTGGTATTGTCCTCGAACTGGTAAGTTTGTTCTCAAGGGCGTCGTTAGCGATGAGCCTAAGAAAAAAGATTAACAGTTGTTTTTCATTTTTACTCTATTAGAATAGACGTGTGATTCTACCTGAAGAATACGTCTCGCAAAAGTTCTACCAGCTTGCAGGATACGTCAAACATAAGCGTTACAATAACGTATATGAGGGTGGATGTCCTATATGTAGAGAAGGTAAGAGTTGGGGTAGAAAGAGACGTTTATATTATATAGCAAAGCAGAATTATATATTCTGTCATAACTGCGGCTGGACCGGAGACCCATTTAAGTTTATTCAGCAGATAGAAGGTATATCGTTTAAAGACATACTAGGTGAGGCTAAGGATTATGATCTTATCCCTATTCAGGAAGAAAAAGTAATAAAGGAATATAGAGAAACACAGACTCTTCCAGCTGATTCAATTAATTTATTTGATACCAACCAAATTGAGTATTATAAGGATGATAAGACCGTTCAAATTGCTCTTGATTATATTAGAGATAGAAAATTAGATATAGCTGTCAATAAG